TGTCCTGCACGACTACGAACCTGTCTCCCACAGCAACGTCCTTCTCTGCCGTGTTGATGACCTTGAACTCCTTGTTGATCTCCTTGAGAGCAACCTCGGATTCGCTTGTCTGGCTGACGAGTACAGGCTTGGCGTTGAACGTCTTGCAAGTGTCTCCGTCCCGGGCAAGTGCCGTACTCGTGGCTTCGACGAGAATCGCCCTGGAGTGTTTCATCAGAAGTTCCTCCACTCCGAAGGCTCGAAGTTGATCGCGAACGCAGTCCTAGCCTCGGTCTGAGGAAAGACCTTACCGGTCCACCTGCAACCTGCAACCTGTGCTGCACCGCCGTTGGGTGCGATGTACGATACCTCGACGTGCTGAGACTGTGCAGAGAACCCTGCGTGCAAGTTGGTTGCTACTGCGTCTCGAAGCGTATCCCACTCAACGTTCGACACGTCCGACTCCGTGCTCGATACAGGCCGTATCCAATCGTGGAACACGACTACATTGCCTGTCCCGTTGGGACTGATCTCAATCGTCTTGCTAGACCTTGTCGGAACTCCGTTCGTCAATGCGTAGTACGCAGACAGGATCTCCGCAGTTGTCTTGACATTGCCGCTGGAGTCAACCTCGACCCGTGGCTGCTGGCACTGGAACACCGTTCCACCTGCCGTGACGGACAGAGCGTCGTTGCTGAAAGGGCTGGGCTGGATTAACGCTGTGGCCTTGGGTAGTCCAGCAAGAGTCGGTTCGGTGAACACCGCTGCTGCATAGGTGATGTCGTCGTCTCCGTGAGCAACGGACAACGCTCTCCTGCCCAACAGCATGACGTTCGTATCGCTCGGCTTCCACAGCCTGAGAGCACCGTGTTGGTATCGGGACTTCTTTCGAGCGTTGCCAATCCCTGCCCAGTTGGTGAACACGTCCTCTGGAGATGATACCGTCTCCATCGCATTGGATTCATTCCACACCTTGGCTGTGCATTGGAACTTCTTCTCGTATGTGATCGGTGCCGTGTACAGAACAAAGTCCTTGGCCACAGTAGCAGGAGGCTGTCGGTACGTTCGCTCGTCAAGATTCGGAAGTGATCCTGTCCCCATGAGTCCAAAGACGTAGGTCTGACTGACAGGGTTATAGACCAGCCTGCATCCGGAACGAGACAGGAGTTCGTCCAATGCGATGTCAGCCCGCTTTCCTCTCCAGTCAGCCAGAGGCTTGTACGAGGGGCTGGACGCCACCGCAATGCTCAATCCTGACGCTGCGGCAATTATCCCAACCAGGTCCGACACGGACTTCTCCGAGGCAGAGTAGAGCCTTCCTTGGCAATCCCGCTGGTTATAGTTCTCAGCGAGGTAAACGTCCTTCAGTTTCCACCGTGAGTCCTCGAACACTGTCCGGATGAATGGGCCGTTCTGCCGTGGACCTCGAACGATCTTGAGGTCACTCCACTGAAAGGTCGTGCTCCGTGCCGTGATTGCCAGGTTGGTCTGGAACGGACATGACGTGAGGTTTGTGGACCCAGCAATTAGCGTATCTACAACGATCTTCCCCGGGGCGGAGCGACTACCCTGGAAAATGTCGAAGCATGTGACTTCAGGCCAGTTGCTGAGGGTCGCTTCCATTACGTGTACCAGATCCCAGGGGTTGGGTTAGTTGCCGTTGCCCGAAGGAAAACATAGCGATATTCAGTGACGTAGAACACCGTCTTGGCTGCACTAGGATGCCCGAGGATCATCGGACTCTTTCGTTCGACAACCTTGCCTGGTCCGTACATGTCCCCAGGCCACCACGGAGCAGGAGGTATCGGGTGCGACGACAGGCCTACAACACGTCCCTGCTGGACCAGCGTAACAGGGGTGTACTGGCTGATGTTCTCTCGAATCGGAAGCCCCTGCCATCGCGTCCTGAATGTCCAGTCTGCACCACCGTCTCCGTGCTCAGACACAGTCTCGTGGAACGCTAGTATGTTCGAGTAAGACTGCAACAGGATTGCTTCCAACTCGATCGTGAACGTCCTGGTGTTGGCGTACTCTGCTGGAGACTCGTAGTCCCAACTTGCACTGACTATCTTGTTGCCGCTCAGGTTGTTCACGTCGTTGGTGTTGACGTAGTGCGGAGTCTTTGCGTCCGTGCCTACGAACCTGAACCCGAAGTCTTGGTAGTCGTTGACATACGCTGCTTCGAGTTGGGAGATCTTGGTGTTGACCAAGGCTGGTGTTAGCGGAGTCCCGATGTCGTCGCAGAAGTTCCCTCCGATCTGCATCCTGTACTTCGATGCCCAGCGGAATCCCTGCTCGCTCACCTGCGGTATCAACTCGATTCGCTTGGGATACACCTCTCCGGCAGGGTGCTTGTACGATCCGTACTCGAAGTAGATCTGGCTCATCGGATATCGTGCCCCTCTGCTTCGAGCGACCTTGAAAGCGAGTTCAGCCTGCGAGTCAGGGTCTTGATCGAATCGGCAACAGACTGTGCAAACCTTCCCATCTCAAGGCTGAACTCGTCAACAGCAGTCTGGACCTCGCCAACGTCGTTCAGGTTCCGCAAGTGATTCATGTCGAGCATCGGTGCGACAGGAGGTCCTTGCTTGTCCCGGTTGAGCCTCGGACCCTTTCCCTGATCCAAAGGGAATGGCTCGGCTTTGTTCAGTCCCATCTCCCGAGTCGCGTCGAGATACGACTCGTAGTCCATCCTTGTGATCGGACTGTCGAACGCCTTGACCGGAGAGACTTGGTCACGCTTCCTAAGTCGTTCGCTTTTCTGCGGAGTCGTTGGCTTGAGCGTTTCCTGGATCTGCCTCCTAGACTGCCTCGCTTCCTCGGTGCTGAACCTTGTCAGGGCATCCGTAGCGATGTCGGTCAGCGTCTGGCTGATGTCGATCTGGGTCGTTGCGTTTGCTGTCTCCCTACCGAGATCCTCCATTCTGACCGCAGCATCGATCTTGCCCGAGGACCACTGGTGCCCCTCGATGTCGAACGAAGCCATAGCATCCTTGGTTGTGGCAAGGCGTGCCATCAGTTCGATAGCGTTAAGACGCTGTTCCTCTCGGTTCACTTAGCACCTACGCAGGGAACTTGTTGTAGACCTTCAGGCTCGGGTCCGTGGTTGGTGTCGTGCCTGGATACGACTGCAAGTTGACCTGCAAGAACGTCTCGGACTTGCCCCTCGTTCCCGGGCTGACCTTGGGTCCGTACAGCCTCGCAAACTGGAAGTTGGTCTGGCTTGTGGAAACACCGAGGTTCTTGCTCGACTCGAAGTTGAGCGACCCAGCACCGTCTAGCGGCGTCCAGTACAGATTGTCCAGTGTGTTCGAGCACATCGGCAACTGTGCTTGGAGCATCGTTCGCCTGCCCTCAGACCTGATGCAGAGCGGACGCAGCGAGTTACGGATCAACGGTGTCAACATGTTGTCGTACATCAGGCTGAATCGCTCGAACGAGTATTCGTTGTTGTTCAGCGTCAGCGTCGAGTCAGCCATCAGCCAGTACAGGTTGTTGGTTGACAGTCGTGCCGGAGCAGGATTCGGCCAAGTGCCCTGAACCTCGTCCCTGCCGATGACCGAGATCACCGCAGTCACGAGACTCGGCTCCTCCGACATGGCCTCCGCCGTGATCAGAAACTTGTCGACTTGGCACCCGTTGTACCGAAACGTTCCCTGGTCTCGCTTGACGATGATGTCGAACGACGGAGAGAGCAACCCTGGGAAGTGAGTGTCGGACACCTCAGTCCCGCGAAGTACCAACGGCAACCACACGTCCAGTTCCTTGGCAGACATGTTCATCACGAGGCTGCCTTCAACCCACGCTGGACCCTTCCTGATGTGGTCAGCGAAAAGGTCGAGACTTCCGGTAATCCCTTGGTTCCCGACGATCGGCTCGCCGTCACCCTGAACACTCTTGAGTGCAAGGTTCTCAGCAACGAAGTCGAACCTCGTGGTGGTGGCACCGACGACAATGCAGACTTCGCTTAAACCACCCTGCGATCCGCAGTCACAGATACTGTTATTAGCCACGTCGGGACTCTCTTACGAAGCAGGTGATTGTCATGAACGAAGCATCGACTCCGTCCTTCAGTTCGGC